AAGCCCCAAGTTGTTAGGCATTAGTAAAACATCCTCTTTAGTTGGAACCAATACTCACTTGCTGCTGCTTATCTACGTTGACAACTACGGACGGCAGCGGAGGAGTCTTGATATATATGGCAATACGTAGGTCAGTTACATTCAAAACATCTGCAATGGTTCCGATAGGAAGAGTAGCCTCACCGAAAAAACTGGCAGTAAACGTGGTTATGGAGGCTAGACTTGTACCTAAGTCGTAGTGATACGATGTGTTGAAACTTCCGCCCAACCCAGGTGCATCAAACGCACCCAACGCCAATGTCCAGTTACTATTGTATATGTAACCGTTGTAATCCACATACGGATAAATTGAATAAACTATCGTAGACGGATTTGTAAGTTCATTAGGGACTACAAAGTTACTCCACGATGCCTGACAGCTTTGCTGAGCTAGCGGGTTAGAAAAAGTAAGTCCGCCTGCTCCGGTAGTAGCTGTACAGGTCGCTACACCGATAGGGTAGCCTGGATTAGCCCCACCTCTCGCAGAAAATACCGTGGCAGAACAATAAACTACGCTCTGCCCAGGAGGAACAGGTACGGGTGGGCTAGGCATTGACTATTCCGCTCAAAATCATCCCAACACCCGCTAAAGTGGCGTCGGCTGTTACTGGAGCAACAACTTGTAGGATATCACCGGGATTGAACGATGCTCCACTGGAAAAATATGAGCCTACGCCGCCCGTCGTTATAGAAAGCGTCGCAAACTGCACACCGTTCTTGTTCAACACCAACGTGATATTACTTGTTGGATTGTCTAGACACACCGCTGTGCTCGGTGCAAGATTTGTCGCAAATGTAACAGCTCGGTCTAATGCTAGGTTCAAAAGAACCTGACCATTTGCGTAGGTTCCCGGATAGAACAAAGCTATATCAAATACCGTCTGCGTAATAGGCGCGGCGACGTTGGAAATGTTCGTTCGCCAGTTGCCCAACGGATACGGAGAAGGACTGCTCAACACTTGCTGAGAGTTAGGACCCCATACAAGCTCGCCGACTGCCGTGTAAGCGGATACGCTGTAGAAGGTATTGGCCGGACTCAGGACATCGTTCGGCCACACAGACTGCGCCGGAGATGTGACAACGTTACCGTTGGCGTCGAGCTGAATCTTGACGACGTAGCCCGCTGCAATCTGAGACGCGGGAGACGCGACCGAGGCATCTTGACTTAGCTGCATGAGCAGGTAGCCGTTAGCCAATGGGTTGCCCTCTACGTCCTGAAAGGCGCCGCCTATCAACTGCACTTTACTTGACATTTGCTTGTTCCTTATACGGTCACGTTTATCGGACCGAACACCCTCTGCCCCGCCGCCGTGTACGCCTCCAAGATGTATGTGGAGTCGGTAGGTGCGAGCTGCGCATTCGGCCAAACCTGCGGGACGTAACTCATGGTGCCCGTGTTATCGAGAGGAACCGACAACGACATCCCAGCGCATATCTGGCCGCTTGATGCCGTCACGTCTTCCGAGATGCGAACTACAGCGTTACCGAACGCGAGTGGCGTACCGTCCAAGTCTTGAAAGACTGTGAGGGGGAAATTTACGCGAGCCATTTAGACTCCTCGCGCTTGTGTACCCTGCGAGATGCGATTCGCGTCTACGATTGTCTGTCCGGTAAGAGCTTGCCAGTTACTCAAGAAGATGTTGCGCTCCGTCTCAGACAAGCCTTGGGCTGTGCTTAGGAGCTGTGCGATGAACTTCTGATTAGCCTCTCCGAATCTAGGATCGTCGGCGAAGAGCCACATCAGGCTGAGGAAGCCCCACATATAGAGACGCGAGTAGTCATCTGGAATGGGACTCCAAGACTGATTGACGCTCGTAAACACAGTAGGCTTCTGCTGAAGAGTTATAGATACTGGGTACGCCGCATCAGGCGTTGTCATCAGGCGAAATGTTATATTTCCGTTGCCGTCGTCGGATTGTGCCGATATGAATCGTGGCCGATTCTGCGAAGAGTCCAGTGCCAGGCAAAGAGAGGTTGTTATCTCCTTCCATGCCGGTGTGCTAAGGTTCACATCGTAGATGGATACGGTCTCAATCCACCCTAAGCTGTAAGTCTGCGATGCTGTTATACCAATTGGCCCGATATTCGTCCACGTCACGGTACCATCTGTAGTAGTACCGCTGACAGAGTGGTTCCATGTCGGCGCAGAACTGCCAGTCGTACCAGCGGTCGTGCATTTCTGACAGTTTCCCACATCGTCTACTGCGTACCATCCAATCTTTACAGACGTGGATGCCGCGTAGTTGAAAATGGTGTAGTCCTGCTGACCGGCTGTAGTGATAAAACCAGTGACAACCCGATTCCAGCGCCATGAAAATGGAGCGCCAAGAATCGTCTGCATGATGATGTTGGCAGACGTGATGGCCGGTTCGAGAAAGTTTCCAATCGCGGACTGACGCCCGAAATTCAGCTTCTTACACCATTCCATCGTGCGTAACAAAGTGTTCTGTGTAGAGCTTGCCATGTTTCCTTTGCTGTTTGTCGAATTGACAAACTAGCTAGTTATTCCAAGGACCGAATGGGTATGCCGGTGAAATTGGATTCAAGGCGAGTCCGCTGTCCATGATGCTAGTGCCAGGATAAAAACCGTAATCGTCTTGCTCACGGTCTGACTGGCGCACAGCCTTGTCGAGAGCTTCTAGCCATATCTGACGTTCGAGCTGATACTTAGACCGCACCTTGGGATCAGGGTGTCTGCGGTAGCACTCAGCAAAGAAACCCTGCTTGAATGCCCACTCGAAGTCATCCGGTATTGGCTCAAGCGTTTGCCCGAGCGATGTGAAACGTGGTGCGCGATACTGCGCTACAGGCTGGATGAGCCACACCACGCCGGTCTGCGGGGGAATCGGGTTGAGCCTGAATCCTTGTCCGCTCGGATTGATAGCCGTCCACACGCACGTACCGTCGTTCACGGTAGTTGCAACGGTGTTTGGACTGGCGGGCGTCGGGTAGGCGATGGTCGTCGGCCACGTCGGTTGCGTATTACCGCAAGTACCGAAGGTCGTCAGCACCCACAGGTTACCGTTCGGGTCGGTGATGCAGGTCGTCGCATTGACCGGCTGATTCGCCGTGCCGAGAGGGTTCGTGTAAATGACGCCGGGACCGGGGTTTTGTAGACCGCTCGCATTCTGGCCGATGGAAGTTGTGTCGCCTGAAGGATGCCCAGCAGTCGGACCGAGGGGCGCGGCGCCCCAAGTACCGGTCTGAAGCATACTGTTCGGCAGCCAGCAAATCTTTCCAGGGTAGCCGGTCTGGTCGTAGGTGACTTCGAGGTCTTTCTTTACCTCAACCTGCTGCTTCTGCTTCGGATTCGATGTCTGGTTTATGTTCACTGCCCAGCAGCTTTCAAGCCAACCTAGCTTTACGACGCCAGGAACGAAATAGTCCTGCTGGAAACTGATTGTGGCAAACGGCTTCACATTGAAGCGGTTCCATTTCCAATTGTACGGCTGGGCCGCTGGGCCGCCGTTGATAAGCGCCTGCATCGTGTCGTTGGCGATGGACAGTGCGGGGAGGTTGGAGAAACCGCCCGAGGGTAATGCCGGGGCGATATCGCCGTGTGTCGCTGCATCATCGACGATTTCAGAAAGTCTTATTGTGCTATTCATACCTTACCCCACCTAGCTATAGCGCCTGCAAGAACAGTGCCCGTTCGCCGGTTCTGCGACGAACAAGCCCATCGAATACGCGACCGCCTGACTTATCCCATCGCATGAACTCGTCTGCGGCGCCTTGTATGTCACCGGCATTCAGCTTCTTCAGTAAGGTCGATGTCACAAAGTTGGTGCGCCCAACGTTGAACGTGAAGTCCACGAGTGCATCGAATTGGTGTTGGTTGACTGCATACGTCACGGCTGATGCCACACACGCTGCGGCTGCTGCGATGTCGGAGCGTAAAAGTGCCTCGGCCTGCGCTTGTGTGATTGTTAGACCCGGTACTACATCGTGGCCCGTATGCCCATAACCAATCGTCCAAATGCCGCGAACGTCTTGGTACGAGGTCAATCTCAGACCTTCAAACTGTTCTGTGAGCTTTAGGCCGGTGTCGTCAAAGATGAAGGTCTGCATAGATAAAAAAATCGGCCCTCCGGATTAGAGGGCCGTCGATTGAAGTTACTTACTTACTTACTTACTTACTTACTTATCGGAGCGTTGTGTGTCTCAGAACTTCGCGTGAATATGCTCCGTTGTCAGAGAAGCGGAACTGATACGAACTAGACGCGGAGTTCTTTGTCGGGAAGTTCTTCGCCGTCTCGTACTCTGCGACCGCCCCCAAGAACTCAGCGTCCGACTGGTAGTGCTCGCGCACTGGAGGCTTCCAAGTCTTACCACACCGCTGACAGCGAACCCACATATCGCTGTTCAACATGGTGTGCTTGATGACCGCGTAATCCAAAGAGTCTCCCTGTCCGCCGATGATTCCTGCGGCGCCGTTTCCTCCTTTTCTATGGTTGCAACGCTTCTGGGACTTCTTATCCTCTTCGGCAAGTGCCTTCAAGGTAGCGCCGTTCGTAATGCTTGTCTGTCTGACAGCATCTCTCCGTAGCTGGCGTTCGTTCAACCGCTCCTGAAGGTCTTCTAGGTTGGCTTTCTTCTCCAACACTTCGAGACGCTTGGCCTCAAGTTCCAACTGAAGAAGCTCGGCCTGTGCCGCCGCAATCTTCGGGTCTACTTCCTGCTTTTCCTGCTTAGCGGGCTGCTGCTTTGGTGCAGCCTGTACCGTCTGCTGTTCCTTATTCTCGTCACTCATAGTATCTCCTCCCTAACTCAGTGCGTTACCTGCATTGCGAAACGATTGCAGCGTAAAGTTGTAGCGTCTGAACGCCCCGATACTCTTCGGCTTACCGAATGTCGCGTTCGCTTTGTCCTCCGAAATCATCCCCTTGAGAATCATTTGCAGAAGGCATGTGCGCCACCCGCGCCGTCGCTCGGCAAGCGGTACGCCGTGCTCATCGAAGTTCATAATGGATAGTTCGGGCATTTGCCCAACCTGGACCCAACACGCAGTCTCTAGTGGACCGCAGTACATCCCAACCCGGTCTACAAGCAACGTTGCTTTATCTTGATGGGGGTGCTGTCTGTAGAAGCAAACTACCCCAGATTTGCGCAGCTTTGTGATGAACGCGGCGTGCGTCATTACCGTACCGATACGCGGTTCGATATCCGCATACTCTTCTGGCCGTAACCACTGGTACTCTTTCGCTATCTCGTCGTTGATTTCTCGCTGACGATGAAGCTCTTCCTTCGTCTGGTTGCTGGAAAGGCTGTCGTCGTACTGCCGCTCGGCGTACTCGGCTACCGCCGCCGCGAGTTGCGGAGACATCTTCGTGTCCATTTCAGCCGCGTAGGTCTCCCAAGGCGCACGAGAACTCTGATAGGTGCCGGTCAATGCTGTATTTTCCAAGCCTCTCCTCTTGGTTCCAAATAACGTGTCTGCCCTTTACCGAAGTCCATGACACTCTGTAAGGACAGTGCTATCACAAAGCCTGGCCTGGCATTTGGATCGCAAAAAACCACTGTCCGTTTCTCCGAATGGGTAATCCACCCAAACCCGGAACTAGACAGCAGCGCAAACCTTATTCAGCAGACTCGCTCTGGGCTGGCGTTACCGCCGCTTTTCTGTACGCCTTCATTGCGCGTAAGCAAGTCTCGACTACCTCTCCGTAATCTTTTGGACCGAAGGGATAACCCTCTAGGCTATGGGGAGGCGCAAACCCGCCCTCTTCCCAGAGTTTCCTCATTGCGTTTTCTGCTGATGGGTCAGTTTCACAAAGCGCGATGAACAATGCATCGGCCTGCTCTTGACCGTTTCTTATGGTCGCTCTCAAGCGACGGACGATGGTGCGTAGTGCGCTGTTCTGTTGGCGCACTACGCTACGCATCTCTAGTGGTTCTGAACAACTTTCACACAACATCTGGGCGCTCCTCTTTCGCACAAATGCTACAAGGTTACACGCCAACAGTTACGTTTATTTCCTTGTAGATTTTGGCGATGGGAAGTCCATTCATGGGATTACCAGAACTGACGATATCGCCCGCCGCGTTGTTGAATGCGGGGAATGAAGCCTCAATAACAGCCCCTCCCTTAGAAACGGCAGTGATAAGTCCGGTCGCTGAAACTGTGGCAACGCCAGGGTTGTACGAAACGAACGTCACCGCCACTCCACCCTCGCTTGTTGCTGTCGCTGCGTGGGTTTCCGCTACGCCCGCACCGTTCCCCAGCGTTAGGGTTGTGGTAGTTGATGCCGTACAGATGAACGTGCCGTTGTTAGCGGCATTGGTAAATCCAGCAACGACGAACTCCTGTCCGGCAAATGCATTGCTGCCTCCACCGGTAATTGTGCCGGTGTAAACGGTCGTACCTGAACTGGCATTTGCAGCAGCACTCAGGGTGAGTGCCGTACCGGGATTAGGACTACCGGCAACATCTTCGACCGATGCGGCAATCTGGTGGGTTGTCGTACCGGTCAGGGACAGTGCTACAGACGTGGAATCCACCGCAATCTGCGCAGCAGTACCAAGCCCAGAAGTCTGGGCAGGAATGAAACTCATTGTGATATCTCCGAATTACGCTCTAGACAAAACAAAATGGCGCACAAAGGATTTCCCCTTAGTGCGCCCAATTTGCTTTAGCTGATTGCAGATGCCGCGTCAATCTCCCGGATACGAACCGTGGTATCGGGACCGAGGCTCGTAGTGAAGTGGACGCGATAGCTCGTCCACCCAGGGATGAGTCCCTCGGGGTCAGCAACGGTCGGCTGTGCATTCTCGACGATGTTGCACTCGATGTTCTGCCAATCTCCGTCACCGAACTCGGTGTCACCCTGCGCTCCAAGCTTGATGCTGAAGATGCCATCGCGCCCGAAGATATAAGTACGCAGAGCCGTGAGGCCGCTGACGCTCTTATAGTTCGCCGTGCTGGTGACCTGGTTGGTCTGGAAGAAGTGAACGCCGGAACCCGGCAGCTCAATCATCTCAGTCAGGTCAACGCTGATGAGGTCTTCCATCTTGGCCTGACCCACAGGGGTGTGCTTCAGGATGTCGATGGGCGAGTTGTTGGTCGTGTCGGCAAGGACATCGCCAAGGGCAAAAGGTACTTGTGTTTAGGATAAATCCGACATATTATCGGAACCGCATGTCACCATGCGTTCACTCTCACGGTCACCCGTGAGGTCAGACTCTATCATCAGTTCGTCATTTGAAGAACCGACTAGCGTATTAGTCGTTAGAGGTAATCCACGTTTGTTTAGTTCTTGACACTCTCGCATAAGCTCAAACCGCTTTTCAGTATCACGTTGCTCTGTTCCGCAGGAACTTCCCAACCTTATGTACTGAAGCAGTATGTTAGCTTGCCGTCGCTTGATTACCAAATAAGGCATAACGCCGAGAAGTATCTTCTCAGTGTTATTTTTCCCTTTTGGTCTCCACGAGTAGGCTACCTTATGAATGGCTTTGGCCCTGCGGTGCGTGTAGTATACACCACCGAAATGCCTAACCAACCACTCCATCAATTCGACGCTAGTGTTGGTTATTTCAACCCTACTGTTAGTAAAGTTGTATTGCCTTACTTCACCGGATGCGAGCTTCTTATAGTTACCACTGTTCTGGTAAATAGAAAATGTGCCCTCACCATCAAACAATCCGGCCAGATACGACCAATCCACCTTATCAGTGGTTATCATTTATGGATTCTTCCCTCGGTATTGTCTCCCTAATAAGGAGATGTTCACCGATATAGCTAGTTTTTACATCCACCCTTTTACTAATGGATGACTCCACAAAACGCCTTGGAAGCCTCGTCGAACGGACGAACCGAACGGCCAGCAAGAGACTGGACCGAATTACGAATCTGGTTCAGGCTCAGCGGGGTGAAGCTTGTGGTAGAAGTCGCTCCAAGCTGCACGAGGACGCTGGAGTCAACAGCATTCGCACCGTCAGCGGTTGCGCGAACCAGGCCGCTCAGGGACTCTCCCAGGCGGTAGGCCATTTCACGAGCAACGTTAGCAACGGTGTTGTCGATGGCAGTCGCCAAGGACAGCGAACTGAAGTTCGCATAGTCGGCATATTCACCGATGGTCGCGGTCGTGTTCAGAACGCTAACAGCGATGGAGTTACCAACCGTACCTTCCGTGGTCTGCGAAGTGTTCGCAGCAAGCGGAACGTACATAAATAGTTCGTACTGGTTTCCCGAATTGCGGGGCAGGTCGAGACGCTCAGAGCAGGCCACGAACGGGGTCTGCGCCTTCCAAATTTGTTACTGTTGTCCCCATTACTGGGGTCACGTTCTGCATGTTTCCATGCAGTTCAGACTCTATCTTTATACCGACTATATCGTCGATAATGCCCTGCGTGTTAGTCGTTGGGGATGCTCCAATGTTCTTCATTGCCTCGAAATATTTGTCGCGTATTTTACTTTGCGCGAACCGCTTTCGATTTAGTTCAGAACACCTGTAAGCAAGGTCGAATCGCTTTTGTCTTTGGTCCCACGTTTGAGGGAGTCTCATATATTCCAAAGCGAGTAGTGCTTGGTCTCTCTTCAGTATTAGATACGGTAGTATCTCAAGAAGAAAGTCTTCGCGGGCCTTGCCCCGAGGAGCAGTCCATTGCCAGCCTGGACGACTAGAGTTTTTCATGGTGTGCTCATATCTCTTACCACCGTAGTGAAAGAGGAGCCACTTTATCAGACGTTCATCTGCCTGGTAAATAGAAATCTCCAATACCGGTCGATAGACGTTCTTCATTTGTCTGCCGTCCCATCTCTTTGAGATGTATATGGAGATACAACCCTCGCCGTCCAAAATACCGGCTGTATAGCCGTTGTTTTTGGACTGCATTATGTAAGCCTTTCCTCCGTCTCTGCTTCTGAATAATCAGGTCAGCCTTTGACGGATATAGCAAGATTTTTAGTCAGAACCCAAAAGCGAGGCTTAGGTTCTCACGGAACTTCTTCAAATGTTCCGATTGACTAGCCACGGACTACGACAAGAAGTCGAAATCGTAGAACTTTACCGTGGACTGAGGAAGATTACTCTGGCCGTTTGCGGCAGGAGTGTAGGACATGGTTTTGTATTTCCTCTACAACGAAGTACGTCTATCCATTCCCTCCTCCCAGATAAGGAACATTGACGTTACCGCCCTCGATGTGTACCAGCCTCACGCAACGGTAATCCGACCGTTGGCTCGTCTGAACCGTTCAGGGTCATCGAACGGTTATAGTCCTCAGCACATTGACTTAGGGGACGCCGTGCAGTAATCCGACTGCCGACTCATCCTAAACTTCAAAAAGACCCGCTAATTTGAGCACCGTTGGTTGGCTTAGCGGGTGTGTTGCTATCAGCTTTATCGCCGGGCGCCTTTACGACGTTCGGCTGCTTCTTTTTCGAGCTGCGCTTCCTTCTTTGCGAAGGTTGGGTCGCTCATAACCCGGCGCTTATACTCGTCGGACGGCATCGCGTTGATTGCCGCG